TACAGTTTACAATCCAGGCCAGTTTTATTCGTGGCACACAGATGGTGGTTCAAGACCATATATACCATTTGACCCAACAGTAAAAGAACAAAGAAGAAAAGATAGTGATGGTAACTATATGATTGCAAAAGATGATACTGGTAAAGAATTAAAATTTGATAAAACATATAGAGACGGAAAATTTAAAGGTTTACCAAGATATATTCCAGCGCCTGGTTTTGTAGATAATCCAAATCAATTTTGGAAGACTAGAAAATTATCCGTAACGGTAAATTTAACCAATCCAAAAAATTACAAAGGTGGTAATCTTAAATTTGATTTAGGGCCTCATATGGGTAATAAAAGATATCACACTTGTACAGAGATAAGACCAAGAGGTTCTATTATAGTATTTCCATCATTTATACACCACTTGGTAACTCCAGTTACAGAGGGTACTAGATATTCTTTAGTAGTATGGAATTTAGGAAAGATGTTCAAATGATTGATACTGTAAAATTTTTTAAAGAAAAAAAGTATGTTCTCATAAAAGAGATGATACCTAAAGATATTGCAAAAGTAGCAACTCAGTATTCTCATTATGATAGAGCAAGAATGTTTCAACCAGAAACTGAAAATGCACAAATACCAGGCAGTCATAGTGTTTATGGTGACCCACTTATGGAAACACTTTTAAATTTTGGTAAAAATACAATAGAAAAATCTACTGGATTAGAATTGTGGCCTACTTATTCTTATTATAGATTATACAAAGTAGGTGATGTATTAAAAAGACATAAAGATAGACCATCTTGTGAAGTATCTATTACTTGTTGTTTAGGATATGATTATAAAGGTAAAGAAGATTATAACTGGGGTATGTTTGTTGGCCCAGAAGATGGTGAAAGAGGTACAAAGGGTAAGATGATTCCTATGGAGCCTGGAGATGGAGTAATCTATCGTGGGTGTGAAGTAGAACATTGGAGAGAAGCTTTTAACGCACCTATGGGTGCGTGGCAAACACAAGTATTTTTACATTATGTAGACAAAAACGGCCCATACGGTGATTTTTGCAAATTTGATTCTAGACCAGCACTTGGTCTTCCACACACAACGAAAGATATGGAAAAGGTTAAAGCTGCAAATGAAGCAGATGCAAAACAAGATAATAAACGAGATACTTTTCCAAAATTGAACAAAGAAGAAGTACCTTATGAAAATAGAGAAGAAAAATGAAGTATACATACGAATTGAAACAGAACCACATATCGCAAGAGAACTCTCAGAGTATTTTACCTTTGAAGTGCCTGGTGCAAGATTTATGCCCAGTTATAGAAACAAAGTATGGGATGGAAAAATACGACTATTCTCAGTTGCTACTGGACAAATCTATCTGGGATTATTACCATACATCAGAGAGTTCTGTAAACGAAATGACATTAGATACGAATTAGATTTTAATACAAGACCAGAGGACATTGATGAATCAACTATTAAGTCATTTATTAAACACCTTAAAGTTCCATACAAAGCTCGTGATTATCAGATTTCTAGTATTCTTTATGGTGTTAGAAAATGTCGTGGTCTTTTCGTTTGTCCTACTGCATCTGGTAAATCGTTAATCATTTATGGTCTAACTAGATGGTGTCATTTAAAGAATCTTAAAACATTGATACTCGTACCCACAACAAGTTTAGTAGAACAGATGTCTAGTGATTTTATAGATTATGGTTGGTTAGAATCATATATTCAAAAAGTATATTCTGGTCATAGTAAAAAGATAGAAAAAGATGTTGTGATATCTACTTGGCAATCTTTACATAAGTTTCCTAAAAAATATTTTGAACAGTTTGGTTGTGTCATAGGTGATGAGGCTCATCTATTTAAAGCAAAATCACTTACATCTATAATGACAAAATTACATTTATGTAAGTATCGTTTTGGACTTACTGGTACATTAGATGATTTACAAACTCATAAATTAGTTTTAGAAGGATTATTTGGTACTACAAATAAAGTTATATCTACAAAAGAATTGATAGAAAAGAAAACATTATCTAATCTTAAAATAGATAGTCTAATTTTAGGATATAGTGAAAATGATTGTAAGATTGTGAAAGATTTAAAATATGCAGATGAGATAGATTATATTGTCAATGATAAAAGAAGATTAAATTTTGTAAATAAATTAGTTAGTCCACTTAAAGGTAATACATTAGTGTTATATCAGTTTGTAGAGAAACACGGAAAACCATTATATGATTTAATGACAAACACTTATAAAGACAGAAAAGTTTTTTTTGTAAGTGGTGGTGTTGATGCATTGACTAGAGAAGAGATTAGAGCTCTAACTGAAAAATCTAAAGATGCAATCATTGTTGCATCGTATGGTACTTTCTCTACTGGTATTAATATTAAAAACTTACATAATATAATTTTCTCATCACCATCTAAAAGTAAGATTAGAGTTTTACAATCTATTGGTAGAGGTTTGAGATTGGGTGATAATAAAACAGAGTGTAAATTATTTGACATTGCAGATGACTTTTCATATAAAAACAGACAAAATTTTACACTTCGTCATTTTATGGAACGAATAAATATATACAACGAAGAACAATTTGATTATACAATACATAGGATAAAATTATGATAGACGAAAAGGATTATTTAAATTTAAAAGAAATGTATGACTATAAAAGAAAGATTGAGTATAATAAAGAAAAGATAAAAAAAAGAATAGATAAGATGTATGAAGAATTTGAATTTAACATTATAGAAACAAAAGAAGAGGTTTTTGAACACTTCTGGTCAAATGTAAATTTGAATAGAACTAACTTAGATGACCCCCCAGTTGAGTGGAAACCAAAGGATAAAAAGTTAAGGTTGTGGAATGAGTAGTTACCGAATAATGAAACTATCAAATGGTGATGAAATCATTTGTAAGTTACACAATACTGAAAATGGATATTTTAAAGTAGGATATCCTATGAAGATGTGTACGGTAAATACTATGGGAAAAGATGGTAAATACGAAGAAAATCTTGCACTTCGTAAGTGGGCTACATTTACTAAAGATAAAGTATTTGCAATAGAAAAAACTCAAGTCGTTCTACACTATGAAGTAAACATTGGGTTATGTAAATATTACGAATATATATTGAAAAGATATGATGATGCTGAACGATATAAAAATAAAGACGGTGATGAATTAAAAGTAAATGACGACAATATTGAAGTCAAAGAACAGAGAACTACATTAGAAGAATCCGATATGGAAGAATTAATTGATGAATATCAAAATGTACCTTATGATTATGATGAAACTAAACACTAATTTCAATCAATACAAGAATAAGTATAACACCGAAAAATATTTTGTCAATAGGTAATTTATTTTTTTATATGGTTGACAATAAAATAAAATATGGTAAAGTAATGAATACAAGGAAATAATATTGGCTGCAAAGAAACAACATTATGTTAATAATAAACAATTTTTAGAAGCAATTACAGAGTGGAAAGAAAAGGTAAAAGATGCAGAGTCTTTAGGGGAAGATAGACCACCAGTAACAGATTATATTGGTGAGTGTTTCTTAAAGATTGCACAACATTTATCATTTAGACCTAACTTTATCAATTATTCATATAAAGAAGAAATGATAGGTGATGGTATAGAAAACTGTCTACAATATGTAAATAATTTTGACCCAGAAAAATCAAAGAATCCATTTTCATATTTTACACAAATAATATATTATGCATTTATTCGTAGAATACAAAAAGAAAAAAAACAAACACACACTAAACATAAAATAATAGAAAAAAGTATGATGGCTACTTTTGACCAAAACCCTTTAGACGATACAAATTACGGTAATCAATATATGGATTATTTACAAAAGAATATGTTACCACAAGACGGTCAAGAAGTTTACAAAGCAAACAGTTCTAAGAAAAAAGAAACTAAGAAGAGTTTGGAAAACTTTTATGAGGAAAAATAATGTATAAAGTTTATGGTACAAGAATATGTTTATATTGTGATAAAGCAGAAAACTTATTGAAAACAAAAGATTTACCTTTTGAAAAAATTTATATTGATGAAGATGATGATGCAAAAAGTTATATAGTAGAACAAGGATTTAAAACAGTTCCACAGATTTGGTTAGATGATAACTGGATAGGTGGATATGATGATTTAGTAAGATTCTTAAATAAATAAGAAGTTAAAGGAGATAAAATGTTTAGTTTTATAACAAATTTATTTAAACCAAAACCTAAAAAACCAAGTAAAGCTGGTTTAACCATGATGACTAAAAAAGAACTAGAAAAACTAGGTCGTAAATATGGTATTGAGTTAGATAGAAGGTTTACGAAAAGTGACCTTGTTGAAGAACTTTATGAACACTTAAAGAAGAAATAATAATGTACGAGTATAGATGTGAAATAGTAAGAGTCGTTGACGGTGATACTGTTGATGTTAATATAGATTTAGGTTTTGATACTTGGATTCATAAGGAAAGAATAAGACTCAAAGGTATTGATACACCAGAATCTAGAACAAGAGACCCAGAAGAAAAGAAAGCTGGACTATATGCAAAAGGTGTCGTTGAGGGTTTTTTACCAGTTGGTTCTACACAAGTTCTCAAAACAACCAAAGACAAAACTGGTAAGTTTGGAAGAACACTTGGAGACTTTGATATATATGATGGTCAAGAAGATAGAACAATGGGTATAGTTGAATATATGATAAAACATAATGTAGGTGTTGCATATGAGGGACAATCAAAAGAACTCATAAAAGAACAACAATTAAAGAACATATCATATTTAAAAGCACAAGGTGTAATTAGTTAAATAATGAAGATAGCTTTAGTTACGGACACTCATTTCGGTGCAAGAAATGACCACGACCACTTCAACACATATTTTTATAAATTCTATGAGGATATATTCTTTCCTTATCTCAAAGAACATAATATAAACACTTGTATTCATTTAGGTGATGTAATGGATAGAAGAAAGTTTGTGTCATATAAAACTGCAAAAGACTTCAGAGAACAGTTTTGTGAAACTTTTGTGACAAATGACATAAATGTGCATATGATAGTGGGTAATCACGATACATACTTTAAGAACACTAATGAAGTAAATTCACTTGATGAGTTGATTGGTAGTCGTTATGAGAACATAAAGATATATAGAGAAGCAGAAACTGTTGAGTTTGATATACCTATATTTTTTCTACCTTGGATAAATTCAACAAATTACAACAGTACACTTGAGAAGATGCAAAAGACAAAGGCTACAGTTGCAATGGGCCACCTTGAAATAAAAGGGTTTGAAATGCATCACGGTTTTCCAAGTGAAACTG